TTTTGTGCTTCTTCTTTCCAAGCCGCTACGGCTTCCATTTTTTGTGTTGGCGAAAGCTCGTTAAGAGTTTTACCGAACTTTGTTTTGGCTATATTTTCAAGGCCGCTTGCGGCTGTGTCGGTAGCAGGTGTCGAGGCTTTGCTAACAACTTTACCAGCTCGACTAAACGGAAGTGCAAGTGTCGATAAAGCACCGCCTCCGATGCCGCCTGCTACTGCACCAGAGGTCATATTTTGGTTAAAAACGGGTGCCGTTACGCCTCCGGCAACAGCGCCTTTAGCGGCCCCAGTTGCGACTTTTGCAAGTTTACTGGTAGCTCCTCCTGGAACTAGTTCAGTGGTAGCCAAATCAAGTGGGGCTGACGCAAGCGTCTTGCCTAGACCGCTCTCAATATCGGCCCTTGTAAATGGTATACCTAACACAGAGTGTTGTTTGGAGCGGGTTTCGTATGGAGCAGTAGCCTCACGCTGCTCTTTTGTTTGGTTCTTAAGCCACTGTTCTGCCGAAAACACCAAGCCCTTGTCAGCATAATTAGCCGGCATTTCAGTTTTGTCACCGTAGTGGAGTTTGTACCCCTCACGGCGAAGTGCTTCAAGTGTATTAGCCAAGCCTTCCATCAGACCTGCACGCGCGACGCCAAAAGAACCATGAGGCATGTTACCCGCGCGGGCTATATCTTCGGTGTTTTGTCCGTCCTTTTCTGGTTGTTTTCCTAAAATGTTATTTACAAAGTTCTTTTTTATTAATGCCCGTTGTTGATCGTCCATTGCCTTTGGTATTTTATCGGCAACGGTCATATCGAACAACCGATCAAGGACCATTCCACGTACCTCGGGTGGAAGCATGGCGAGCTTGTCCTTCTTTGCCATCACCCGAGTCAGGAGGGTTTTGCTGTCGATGACTTTTGCCGGTTTTTCGTTGTATTCCATCTCGGCATTAGCCATGATTGACTTGACGTAGTTTTGTGTTTCTTCAAAGGGCGGAATACCACCGTAGGTATCTACGTTGGACTGTCCGGCGTTGTATGCCGCCAACGCCAACGCCGGGCTTTTGTTGGCGTTGATAAGATCAGCCAGGTATCTCATTCCACCCTTGATATTATCCTCCATATCCCAAGGGTTAACTTTAAGTTCCTCAGCCGTTTTTGGCATCAACTGCATGACGCCAATTGCGCCTTTTTTGGAAAGCGCATCCTGCTTGCCGCCAGACTCCTGCATTACAAGGGCCTTAGCAAGTTTAGGGTTTACGCCGTATTCATTGGCGTACTTATCAATCAACGCCTCAACATCAGGTGGTAATGTACCCTTTGCCATAAGTGTTTCACTCTGTAACAGTTGCGGCTATTCGCTGCCTAGAACATCCCGAATGATCGAATCAATATCGAACTGGGAAGCTTTTTGAAGCTCGTCATACCTCTTTTGAAGGTCATCAGCGTCTTTCGTGTACGAAGCCGCCATATCGTCGTTTCCGTCTTTCTTCGCTTTTTCTGCGTATCCGCGAAGCGTATTTACTTGACTTGTAAGGGTTTGCAGAGCTGTTTTTACAGCTTCGGCACCTTTGCCTTTTGCGAACTGTTCACGCATTTTGATCTGAGCGTGTCCAAGTTCTCGGGCGATTTGAGCGCGTTCGTGCAGTGGCCCAGCGTGAATCGTGGCAACATCCTTTTGTCCTTGAATCTCCGCGGCCTGCTGGCGTAGTTTATTCTCCTGTTCCATCTTGAACATGTCAAAGGCTTGGAGAGCCTTACGATCATTCTCCTCAAGCTGGGCGTATTGGGCAGCAGAAAGCCCAAGGCCACCTGCAATACGAGCAGCCTTAGCAGCTTCTTCACCGCTAAGTGCGGTACCCAAACCCTGTTGTGCGGCAAGCTCTGGGTCGTTCTGGAGCTTTTTCATTGCCGCTAACGCTGCCAGGCGCTGAGCTTCGTTTTGTGCGCCTTGAGTTTCACTCATGCGAGGAATCGAAACACCCCCAGGCGTGTTTGGTGCCGCAAGACGCTGTTGTGTTTTCTTAATTGCCGAATGAATTCCTTCGGACTCCGGCGTTGCTTTCTCCCCTGGCACCTTGGGCATGTAATACTCAAGACCTTTTTCCAAAGTCTTGATTACTTTTGGGTCTTCAAGAAGGAGATTCAACGCTTGTGTATCACCGGATTGTTGAGCCGCAATAATCTGGCTCATGTAATTCTCGGCTTGTGCCCGGGTCTTTTGTTCCTTCTTTTGTTTGTACCCAGACACCAAAGACGATAATCCCTGAATTGCATTGGTCACAACCGCCGCATCCCTGGCGCCTTTGTTGGAGAACTCAAAGCCGGTATTGTATGCGCCCATTTCCGGCATGTTTTGGGGTGTGGGCAGATTTGGTGTCGGCATTCCCATCGGCCCGGGAAGCCTCATGCCGTTAGGCAACGTTGGGCTAAACGGCTGGCCTATCTGCCCCACCCGACCAGGCATCATCACTGGGCCACCACCCCCACCGCTAGGCATGGCGGCCGCAGCTTTTGGCGCAGCCTGGGAAAGGAATTTGAGTAAATCCTGCAACGAAAGCGATTGTGGTTTTTCTTGTATTACGCCTGGCTCAGGCATAAACCCTCCGTGCTTCGGTGAGGGCTTTGTCAAAGTACGGCATCAGCCCATCACGTAGTTCCTTCGATTGCTTTGCAAGTTCGGCAATTGTTCTGCCATGTTTGATGTAAGCGCCAACAACTTTTGCGCCGGCCTCCGTCTTTGAGTATTTGTCACGAAGCCATTTACGAACGAGCTCCGTCCTCTGGTCGTCTTTGCCGTAAAGAACTTCGGCTACCCAACAGAAGCCGATAAGATCAGGTGCGAGTTCACCAAGTCCTGCGGCAGCGCCTCCTGCTCCGCCCCCACCAAAGAGGCTAAACAAACTGGCTAAGCCGCCAGCCAGTTGCCCACCGCCACCAAGCAACGCCCCAAGACCACCCATGCCGGTCTTTGGATTAAACATCGGTGGGAATGTTGTAGCTGCTCCGAACTCCATCCCGAGTAATGGATTGTACTGCGGGCTGGTTCTGATGAACTCTTGGTACATACGGTCAATTGCAGCCTGATCCAGACCCTGGAACATGTTAGCTGCGCTGCCTGACATATTGGCAGCCTGCAATTGGTCTTGGATGCCTTGGAAAGTTAGGTTACCCAATAAACTGTTCAGGTCTTTGTTGCTTTGGGTAAAGTAATCCACCATTGCACTGCCCATTGGGCTGCTTGATAAATTGCCCGAAACATTGAACTGCTCTTTTAAATTCGCCGCTCCCTGTCCAATCTGACGCTGCATTGCATCGACCATGTTTTGCCATGTCGGCACAGCATTGACGCCGTTTGCAGCCATGTCACCAATTGCCCCACCCGGCATAAACAGTTTCATGAACTGTTGCATGGTTGGGTCCATGTTAGCCGAAAGAGAACCTGGAAACGACGGAACGCCTTGTCCGATATTGCTGAATAGATAATTGAAAAATGCATTTGTCAGCGCCGGGTTAAGAGGATTCTCCGCAAACATCCCTTTACCAATGCCAGTGGAGCCGGGACCCGTGGCTGGACCAGGAAAGTTAAACGAGATATCCTGTCTGGGCGTCATAGCCACTGGTTGGTTGCTGGTATCAGGCCCCGAAGGAAGGAACGGATTTCCTGTTGGGTCAGGCGTACCAATTGCGAAGATGTTATTTGGGCCGCTGCTGCTGCTGTTTCCCGGAGATGGCATATACGGCATCGTCGGAAAAAACTGGTTGCTGCTCGGTGGCTTAAAAGTCATTTGTGTGGCTGCCATAAATCCTCACTTGTTGATATACGTCGGTACGACGGGGCGTAGCCCTTGGCTTGTTCTCCAGGCTTCGCGAGCACGTTTCTTTTTTCGACCGTTTATGAGTCCGGGTTTTTCTGGATACTTCGGATCGCCATGCAAAAGCTTGTGCAACGCCGCGGCTTTTTCATATTCATTTAATTCAATAAAGCCACGCTCTGCGGCCGCAAGCACTAAAACCTCGTTCCAATCCCGTGGTATAAGAATTGACGTTGTTTGTAGTGCATTATCCGCAATCGGGTGCATCCGCAGAATGCGCGCTTGAACCTGATAGTTCTTGTCCGGCGACGGATAAAAACCAATGCTGTTGCCGAAACGATACCAGCTTATCGGCTGTGCAACGGTGACAACTGATTTATCGGCTTCTTGGTAATGACTTGGATCAAGTTTTTGTCGCTTGGTATTGAACGGTGGGTCGGTCCAGATCAAAATATCCAGCGTTGCTAGGTTTACATCTCCTGTTGGTATAATGTTTCCTTCGGCGTATTCTTGAACGGACAACGAAGGCGTTGTGGAACCAGTAAGTAGGAATGCCGGCCCAAGTTCTTCGAGTTCAGCGAACTCGTCACGGTAATCCGGATTCGCCGTGATTTCCAAAAGAGCATCGCGGAGCCACACATATGCTCTGGACAAATCCGTTGTCCGATTCTCGACCTTGAAGATTACTTCTGGGCCAAGATCACCGATTGAAAACTGTAATACACTACCTACTAGAACCGGCATTTAATCTTTCCCTTTTTTTTTCCTTGCTTGTCATTATGGACATTCTGTTTGTCCTGTTAGAAAATCACCACGCCCAAAAGCACGCAAGCTAGAACTATTGCTTTTCAAAGGCGAACTCACAGTTGGCCAGTGTCTCTGCCGCTTGCGTCGTGAACTGTATGTTTACTTCGTCTCCTGCCGCCGTGGATGCCGTGTGGGTAGTATCAGAACAACTTGTTCCGGTTCCCAGCGTGCAAGTAATGGCTCCTGCTACGCCATTGACCCTGACTGAAACGACTCCAGAGGAAGCATTGACGCCGCCAGTCGTGCATTGAGCAAAGAGATTCTTGAGCGTTCCTGCGCTTGTCATCTTCGTGATCGGCCTTGCAACAGTCGTATTAGTGCAGGCTGGCTGCGCGGATGGCGCGTTGATGATTACCGTGTTGCTGGCGACAGCAGTGCCTGTGCAGCCTAATTGATAATTGACCGTTCCCGAAGTCCAGCCAACGGTTCCACTGGAGTTTTGCCAAGTGCGCGTTAGATTGCCAGTGAATGCCCCGCCACTGTCGCACATTGAATTGTTCGCAGACAGTCCGATACAGGTCTTTACCCAAGGCAGGCCCGTGGTTCCCAACTGAGCCACGTTAACGGTGCCGGGAACAAGGGTGCCAGTGTTGCCGACGAGTATATTCTGGTTTGCGCCACCACCAGCAGAGCCGAACGTGCAGTTCCCTGCGTGCGTACAGAACCAGCCGCCACTATTTCCACCAGACTGGACATCCTTCACGCCGCAGCCTGAAGCGTTACAACTGTACTGCCAGAGCTGAGTGTTGACCTGAAACTGCGGCTGATAGATCACAGAATTTGTGCCGCTGTCCGTGTAGGCCGCATTCGAGTTGACGAAGATCGTATTGCCAACAGTGCCAGCTCCGAAATTAGCTATGTTTGGTACTGTTGAATCTATCCGCAGAAATCCCCAGAGGTTTCCGCCGAAGGTCGATTCCACCGTCACTCCAGTTTGCACGTTATCAATCGCCAAATTAAAGATCGTAGCTTCTGAAGCGTTCGCCGCTGGCCCCGCCAAGTCCAAACCAACAGACGTGCCGCCAGAAGTAAGCGTGATATGCCCGCCGAAGTATTTCACATCGGAAACAAGTCCGGTTTCCCTGATGGCGATTCCATTTGTGTTGCCAACTGCCGATTGACACTCCAAGTCGTAGAAAGAGCCGATGCCTGTAAAATTCCCAGTTCCGTCAAGCAGAAAACAGATTTGCCCTGACACGCCGCCCTGAAAAACCGATACGTTTTTCATCTCGAAATTGTTGGTTACGCGATTCAGGCGCACGCCGATTGCACCACCAGCGGCACTTGTCAGTCTGACGTAAACATTTTCCAGTTTTACCTTGATCGTGTCCGCCGTGGAGTCTCCAATCTTGAATGCCTCTGCCGAACCTGTGTACCCGACAAAGTTAAGCCCAAAATTTCCTCCGGCACTATCGGTTCCCCAAGGACTGAAAGGAGCGCCGATATAAACATCTTTAGTTCCCGAGGAAATGACGACTTGATTTGCGCCCTGCGTGATCGTGCAGACTCCCAGACAGATAACGGGCACGGAGTTGCGATTGAATGTCAGTGTGGAGCTTAATGTTTCCGTGTATCCAGGAGGCAGAAAAATCAAGCTGCAATTAGTGGTATCTGTATACGCTGCCGAGATGGTCGCATAAGACGCTCCGCCAACGTAACACTCTTTCCCAAGGCGATTCACCGCCCCTGAGACGGTAAGAGAGGAAAATCTTGGGTTTTGCGGGTCGTTGGGAAAAACAATCCCGTCAACAGTATTGGTGTTAAAACCAATCCCACCAACCTGTAACATATAACGACCGGGCGTATCAACACACACCTGTCCAAAATTACCACTCGAATCCGCAGTCATTGGGTTGTTGATTGCGGTACCTTGTGGATTATATAACAGTGAAAGTGGTGCACAAGGAGTACCTAGACTTCCTCCTGGGCAAACCCATAAACTAGCTCCGGCCCCGGCCTTTACAACAGAACCGGCTGCACTATTGGATACGGCAACCAAGGCCGGGTCAACCTTGTTGCAAAAAACAGTGGTTTGTGCCCTAGAAAATGAACAAAGTAAGAGCACTACCGCCATTTTGCCCAGCAAGCGTAATTTGTGTGTTTGTCGCCGAGACAAATTTCACCACCTCAAAAGCTGTACTTTTAACAATAAAATAGCCAGTAGGAACGCGACCTAAATTATGGTTTATAACAAAGTTACCAATGGCGCTATTAGCAGTAGCCCAAACTCCATTGATATTATCGGTGTTAACGCCATCGCCAAACGAAACGTTGCCATTTAATACAAAGAAAAGATTTTGCCAAGCCTGCTTGATTTCTTCCACAAACTTGGTTAGTGTTATTGACAATTGCTGCGGCGTCAGCCTCACTTCTGTCCCTTCCACTCACTATTTACATACCTTTTAATCCAATTACAATTAGCGCACAAAAGTTGATATTCGTCGGGAAACTTAAGGGCCCTTTTAAACACCCCTTCAAAAGGAAGGGAGTTTCGTTCAGCAGTACCACCACCATTAATATGGTCAAGCTGAAGGGCTCTAAAATCCGAGAAACCACATTCCACACAAACTCCTCCAAAGAATTCTAAAACCTCCCGTCTTAAATTTCTGTACCGTTGGAGGGAGCGTTTTCTACCCCATGAATTTGCCATTTTTGCCATATCTATACCGTCACCCGGCATTCTGCGCCTGTGTCGTAAAAAGCAGCGATTTCCGAGATGGAAAGTGGTTGAGCGGCAGCGCCGCTGATTTGGAATGTCATAAACATTCCAGTGATCTGCCCCTGTAACGGTATAATTGAGGCAAGCATCTTACCAGTTCCACTACCAATTGTAACTGTTCTGGTTCGGGTTTCACCTTTTTCATTTGAGACAGTTAGTGTAAATGTTGCAACACCCAAATCCTGATAAACAATCCGAACAGTATTGACAATTTTTTCATGACGAAGGTCACCGGCTACGATCTGACCAGTCTGCAAGGAGAACGGTTGTTCGCTGAAACTGGTAAAATCTATCATACCTGGTGTCCCATCGGTAAAACCAATGAAGAAGTTATCAAACGGATTGTTCCCTTGTAACGTAGCCGGTGTCCAGTTTTGTTGCAAGATTGTGCCGACTAAATCAGCGATTCTGATGATGCCGTTGTTGGTGAAGTAATCCGCACGGCTTACAGTTTTGGCGAATGATGCCCGTGTCCAATTTCCTTCGTCAATGTTAAAAACCCAGCAGGTTATGCCCGGTATAAACAACCAATAAGCATTAAAACGTCGCCCGTTAATACTGGTTGAAACCGCACCGACAACTGTATTCGGATTCGCTGCTTGTAAATCCGATGAAATTGCTCCCCATGCACCCTGCCTTTGGCGACCCTGCATTGGGAATTCCCCGACACCAACGCTTTGTGTACCATCAAAAGCATAAACATTGTCCGTTCCCACATAATACGCAGTACGCTCGTCGTAAACATCCAACGAAAATGGGAAGGCATTACCGCGTGCGCGGGCACCAAGGTCGATAAAAGCAAATGGGTTAGTGCCGATGCCGGTTGGAATTATTTGAAAGATTCCTTTTTGCTGAAAGCCGAAACCTTGCTGGTAAAGTTTGGCAATGCCTGTAATCGGACCAAAATTATTAAGACGGTCATTAGCACCAGCGCTTGGCCCAGTCCAATCAGTAGGATCACCTGTACCCGACCAGCGTACCCGCTGTGGAAAAGTGATGCCACCTTCAGTGGTATAACCAGTAACTAAATGGTTAGCAATTTCTGCCAAATAACGTGCAACTGGAGCATTCACGGAAGCGACATTAAAATTGGCAGTAATGCCATCCCAGAGTTGTATTTTATCAATGCCCTGACAGAAACATAGTTTGTAGTTTACCGTATCGTAGGTAAACTGGTTTATGCTAGTTCCTGTAAGAGCAACACCAGCAGGTATGTTTGTCCAGCCGCCAGCTGGGCCGTTCCATTGAAGCAGTCGCCCACCAGCAACGCTACCAGCAGTAAGCACCATTTGGCGTAACGTACCAGTAGAGTCATAAAAGTTAATGATTCCGTTTGCTTGTTCGTTGGCCGGACCCGCCGCTGGAAAAGGCGATAACGCCGATACCCCAGGTCGAACAATAGCTTGACCATGTCTGAAAAAGAAATTAGTCGAATCAACCAACCCACCGATCTGTTCGATCAAATGAGCCGGTAGTTCCGTTTGAATCCCACCAAAGGGACCACGGAGCACAAACTCCGGTCGTTCGCCTTCACGTAATGTATTGGGTGGTATCATTTCCAAGAAATCGTCAAGAATTGGTGCGACATTCCCGCGCCGCCAGCGGTCTGTTGTGTTTTAACTGTTATATTACCATTAATTGCCTCAGCAGGGTCATTAGCATTAATCACCAAAGCATTTGCTGAGGCATTTGGAGTTTCAGTATGACTTCCAATGATCGTGGCTTTTTGCGCAGCGGCGCCTGTTACAATCACTGTACAGGTGTAAGTTCCAAGATTGCTGTTTGCATCGCCTACATCCTGAAAGAGGCGAGTAGCACCAAAAAAGATTCCAAAGCTGTTTGCTCCGCCAAAAGAAACACGGGCTGTAATCGTGACAACAGAGCCGACAGCCAACATATTCGCCGGTATTACCAGCGACTGACCATCAACACCAGCACCACCAGTAGCCACTGGAACGGTTGCACTCAAACGAACGCCAGTAAACAACTGAGTAACCTCTGTCCAAGCCGCCCCGTTCCACTGGAATATTTGGCTTGTATCGGTGGCGAAATAGATAATACCATAATTCGCCCCGCCAAAAACAGCGTCCATGTTTGATGGGCGATTGGCAAAAATGCCGCTTAAAAGCGCCAGCCGCTCCCGAATGTCGATCTTGAAATTCCGAATGTCTTGACCAAGCAGATTTGCAGCTTGTGTATCCGGTGGGAATGTCTCATCCCATGCTCGGTCAAATGCTGGAGGAAACGCCATTAATAGCCTCCGGTATTATACTTGCGAGTTTCTCGAAATCTTCCTCAAACTGCCCAACGAGGTCAGTACGGTATTGCTTGTTGGAGACGTACAATTCCTTGACAACTTCGTAGGGTTTTTTAAAGGCTTTTTTTACCGTAGAGCCGGTACCAATGACACATGCCAAAATACCCCACGCACCAGAAGTAGCTAACTGTGTAACGTTTCCGGCTTTAACGTTAAACAAATAATGTTCGTCAGGCAGCCCAAAAATAGGCAAGTTCTGCTCCGCACAGAATTGTTCTGAGGGCCACGGCGGTACGCTTACGCGGATGCCACTGGCAATTCGATCATCAAAGAATTTTGGAGACGAACTCCCGTATTGCCGCTTTGCCACATCGGACAAGAAACGCCCCAGATCGCCGTCAAGTAATCCCAACAGTATGGTCGGGCTAGCATCGTACCCAAATCGAGGAGTCCACTCCAGTCCAAGGATGTCACCGGATTCAAAGGATACAATCGCGTTGAGGTCAAGCATACCGTGGTATCCATTTTCCTCCAACCAAGGCAAAATGCCTTTAACCTTCTCGCAGATTGGGCATTCGCCGCAAGTCCAAACAACATTGCCAGTGCAGCCGCCGCTTTTGCCCAGGTTACCGTCCATCAATTCTTTCCGCTCAAAAGTATGGTTCATCAACGGCAAGTTGCGGTAACCGTCAAACCACACTTCAGTGGAAATACAAATGCCTTCCTCAAACTCTTGTAGGACAAACTCGGGATTTTCAATGGAGACTTCGTTTTCCACATTGGTGAGAAGCTCAATCATGTCCTCAGCGTTGTAAGATACATGGCTAAGAGACTTATCACCAAGTATATTATTCGGCTTATACACCAACCGCTTGTTTGAGTTTTTCTCCACATATCTTCGTGCATCCTCAAACGAAGTGAAGGGGATGGATTCAGGCACCTTTATACCGCATTCAACCATCACCTGCAAACCAAAGTCCCGCTCCCGCTCTAGGCGATCAGCTAAAGCAGACGACCCAATAACCGCATAACCCATGCTGCGTAGGTAATCGCCAAGTAAGCCGTCTCCGCTAGTGTCAAAAACAAAAATCTCTTTATCGCGGTCCGCGTCAGCAAGCATTTCATGAACACTTCCTACTTTCGGAACCAGACCGTCGCCAACTGATTGAGCATCTTTTTCGTCGATAAAGACACGGACGGATTCGCCAGCCTTTTGTAGGGCAAAGGCAAAGCCGATACCGTCGGCGTCCTTCGAGATAAAGTTGAATCTCATTTTATTACAATAGTTACCTTGCCGGAGCCAAGGACTGTGATCTGATAACCGTTAACGCGGTTGAGTTTACCAAAACGCTCAAACTGATTCGCGCCGGTGGCTTTGGTGTCAAGGATCAGATTACCGTTGCGATCTTTAATTACCAACTGATCGCCGGCATTTACCATCTCTGTCCATGATATATCTTCGATCCAGACATAACCCACACCAGGCGGATACGCCGTGGCCATAACACTGTCAATGGTATGTGGACTGCTCGTAAAATTGTTTGGCATTTAATGACTCCTTAAATAGTCCGAATCTCTACCATTGTATGGTAAGGAATCCAACATGTATTATTATTCCATTGAATGAATATTCCGTTGTTTTTAACAATCTCCTTCACGGCATCTTCGATGGAAGTTTGTGGAACTTCTACCTCTATCGAACGCCGGTCAAGCTCGTTTAAGACATGAATAAAAATAATCATAAATCCTCGATTTGTTGATTATAATCAGCCCAAACCAGCCCAAACTCGGTACAAAGAAGGCGTTCAATATTTGTGGCAAAGAAATGCTCTTTTCGGTACGGGGCTTTGGGATCGTCCCCCGGCTCGTCCACATTTCCAGCCTGTCTTGATGCTTCAAATTTTTGGTCAAATTGATCGACCTGTTCTTGTGTGATTCCACGCGCCCCACACAACAACACCTCAATCAATTCATGTACGGCAACAAGAGCTTCTTTCTTCCAATCACCTAAGTCGGAGACTAGTATTACAAGTTTCTCCCCATCATAATACCAGTCCCCAACCGTTGGGTACCGCTGGGCACCGTGGTCGATCGTCCGAATTTCAACGTTGAGCGCCACGCTGTCTTAACTCCTTCTCCACTCGACTATTCATGACAAGTTCCCGGAGTAACTCGGTTTGTTCCTCGGAACTCTTAACCAGTTGATCTATCATGGCATAACCATTGCCGCCATTTTTTCTGGTCGAGAATACCGTCCAAAGGCGTTCAACCAGCAATACCAGCGTGGGAACGCCCAATGTAAAATGTACCAGCGAATCGCCGCTTGCGGCGTTTGCAGCTTCGAGAAACAAGGGGGGTGCCTCTCAGTTGTAGTTGAAGTGTATATGCGCTCCACCGGCACGAACGTTGGCTGTGCCACCAGCCACCACAATTGTCCACTCCAATGTCAAAGTGGAGAAATCATCAATGGTAAATGCCGGTGCATTCACCGTCCATTTTCCAATGTGTGGATTGGCTTGCTGTGTCAGTGGCGCAACCACTGCCGTGAGTGGAAAGTTTGTGATCGCCGGCGCGACGTTTTCAGCATACACCGTCTTGTTCAACGATGGCGTAATCGAGGTAAGATCGGCGCCGCCTGTTACACTGTATTCCAGAAAAATGTCGTCGATTCTGATACCTTTAGCGGGGCCAGCCGCCGAAGGCGTGGTGAACTGCGTAACGCCGGTAAACGGCGGGCGTCCCACTGGAGGTGGGGCCATGTTGAATTGCTCTTGAAAAGCCTGCTCGGCCTGGTATGACTCGATCACCCGGCGAAGCGCAACGTCGCTGAAATCAAGGACAATTCTTGATGTGCCACCCGTAGGGACTGTTATCTGGTAATCACCAGCCGCAGTTCTTGCAAAGGCCAGTGGTCCTGTGCCAGCTTGATTGATGGTTTTCAGCCCCAAGGCACAGAGGTGGATAAGCCCTCCTGCATGTGGCTGGTCACTGTAAACTCGATCACTGTAACGTGGTGACATTTAAGCTCCTACGGAATTTCGTTTGGTGTTGTTGGGTCGGGCGGGTTTCTCAAGATATCCGCTAACTGCATTTCTTCAGGGCTATTCTCCAAAACTTGTTGGATAATAAATGGCCTCTGGTCTACTTGTGTGTTGTCGAGGCATTTTTCCCTGCAAACAATCAAACCTGCGAATTTGCCCCCAGTTTGCCTAACCAACCTATCCGTAGGATAATCGAAACCACACCGCTGACAACGAGACCACGGTACGCCACGAATCCCGGAATGTGACTGGTTAGGCATGTTCAGTTACCTGTGCAAATCCATTGGATCACATCAGTGGCGCCGGTTGTATTGGTAATCGTCGCGGTCGTCGCCGAAGCGGGCACCATTTGCACCGGATTGGCTCTTGTGGTTACGTCATTCGCCACGCAAAAATACGAAGTGGTTGACGTAAAACCGAGAGGAAACGTAATCGTCGCCGTATTCGCAGCAAGGGTAGATGACCCGACATAAGTCTGGAATCTGCCTCCCGCCGCGGGCGCGCATGTTTGGTTACCCGAACCGGTGCTCCCGCAAGAAAGCGTGGCCCCAGTTCCAATCGCTGGAGGCGATGAGGTTAAGGTAATGGTAATTGACGGCGTGTTCGAGCCAGAAGCGGTGAATGTCAATGGGCCTAATCGAACAAAGTTCGCAGTTTGCCCACTGATTTCATACGCTCCACTGGACGTACACGTTTGTGCCGTCGTGCCAGTCATGGTCGTAAACGAGCCAGTCTGGGTCGATGCTGTTTGTATAGCAATTGAGCACGTGGCGGCGGTGCCGGTGGTTACCCACGAAAGCACATGGTTGGCGTAGTTGCTATTTTCAGTGATCGGCGTTTGTGCTACCAAACCGCCCGTGCCTGATGTAAACAGTGTAGGGTTTGATGGCTCGCCTGCGCCCGCGCCCAAACTGGTTTCAGTGAAGCTGGAACCAATCGCGCAGGACGTAAGTGAAGCGGTCGAGGCCAGAGTGCAGTTTGCTGAGGTAATCGTCTGCAACAACTCGGCACCCGTACCGCTCGTGGATGCGATGACATAAGGTCGCCACCCCACACAGTTGAAACACCCCGGCGGGGAAGGCGGCGACGGAATCGTCAACGTGCCGTTCGCAGGGCATGTGACGAGTGTGGTCAGTGTTGACCCGCCATCGCTGGACGCCTTCGATTCGCTGTTGGAATCGGTGCCGGTATAGGTATACGCGACAACCAATGTGCCGGCAGAGAATGAACCGGCGGAGCCGGTACACGAAAGCGAGCTTGTCAAAAGCGGGGAGTTAGATGGCGGTGCCACAGTCGAAAACGTGATCGACTGCCCAACTGGCAACGACACCTGGCTGTATGCCAGACTGGTTGGTTGCGGAATCAACCCTTGGAAGCCCAAGAGAACTTCCGCGAGTAGATACCAGAGAAAAGTCTTTCTCAAAAACTTCAATTTCATTTCGCTTGTCCTCCACAAGCATTCAAGATTGAAACACTTACGGCAGAGAACAACGGCCGTGGACTACGGTCCGTTGCTCCCGTATGTGCCGAACCAGTTCGTCACGTCAGGCACGATGCGCATGAAGGAGACCTGCTTGACCGACTTGGTGTCGAAGTCATCGGCGAAATCCTCATCGAGTTCCTCGCGGGTAATGAACTTCAACGAATGTGATTCCTTATCGGAAAGCAAGAACCAGGCGCTGTCGCTGGTCAGGTAGTGGCCGACGAAATAGTGCAAGTCCTCCTCAAGGAGGGCGTTGATTTCGTTGTCACTGGTGTACGGTTTGTGCGGCGATCCAAGGATCTCGCGCGCAATGTACTTCAACGGTGGCGGCACCACCAACAGCTTCGGAATGATGCTGATTGGCATACCGCTGGCGTCGATAAGGCGCTCGAAGGTATTGATCGCCGCCTGCAACGCGGTCAAGGAAAGATCAACGTCAGTGGCCGGCCGATTGGGATACGTGCCAGGCGCATTGATGACATTGCCGAGACCAGGCCCGGTATTCGTAGCGGCAGAGCCGCCCAGAAGCCCGTGCTGTGTAGAGAACAAAGTGGCGCCGTCAATCGTCTTGGAACTGGTGAAGCCCAAGTTGATGACGTTCCACGCCAGTTGTTCTTTGGTGAAATGCGCGGCCCTGGCAAGTGCTTTCGGCACCTGCTGAATGAGGCCGTACTTGTCGTCCTTGATGAGTTCATAAGAGGTGCGAACGCCAAGCCCGTAGCTCAGCGGCTCGTACCGCTTACTGTTGCCTTCAACGGCGTCTTCGTAGGTGAATGCTTCGCCCTCAGGTTTCTCGGGCATTCCACCCACCATCGCCGCATATTCGACTTCATCCTCATAAGCGCCGTCGGACGTTTCCATGTGGAAGATGTGCGAAAACTCTTCCTTGCGCTGTTTCAGATCAAGCCAGTGGACAAAAATGTCGTGGAGTCCAGGAGCTAACAGCTGGCTGAACTCCCCACGTACCATTGTCACCGCGGAATCTCCTTAATCCCCGTAGGGAGTTTTACAGCATCAACTGTTGGGCGGTTGGCAGAAACACAATCCAAACGCCGCGGACGGTGTCTGCCTGATCGAGTTTCACGACCTGACAGACAACTTGGTTGGCTGCAACTTTGTTGGTATCAACAAACCAATGGCCGTCGCCATCTTTGGTCATACCGAAGTTGCCGCCGACCAGGTTAGCAGCAGTCACCTGGGCAGGACCAACCTGAGCGAAGAACAGAATGTCTTCGTCGGCCAGCTCAAAGCCAATGCGACCGTCGTTGTAGGGGCCCCCACGAGCAATCTTCTGCCCGAGTGGCTGGTTGGGCGCAGGACCGCCTGGCATGGACAGGAACTGTCTCACGCCAGTGGCTGCGAGGTTACTTGCCGGTTCTTTTGAGACACCGGCAATGCCCGCCTGCGTGGTTGCGCCGTCCCACTCCTTGATCGCGCCAGTAGGCGCGTCAATCATCACCGGAACGCCCATCAGGAAGTTCTGAGCGTTCTTCTCGATGATACGGCGGATGCGCGGCTGGTTGCCGCTCTGTGAGCCGATTGCGTAGATTACAGCAGAAGCCAAGGCTACAGCCTCCCTTCCCTGACGGCGGTCTGGATTTCATGAGCATCGCCAGGTGAGTAAACAACGATTTTCTTTTTGTCGGAGCGGGTGCCGGGAACCTGCGTCAGTTCCTCCTCCATCATTGCTTCACCGCGCTGCTGGATGCCGACCTTGCGGAGGCGCCGGACGGCCTTGTTGTGGTTGTTGAGAAGTGCCCCAAAATAATCAGGTTTGGGGAGTATCATGCAGATCAAATCCCCAAAGATCAACTGGCCATTCTTCACCAGCGATGGCGGCACCGGCTTGCCTTCCAACGTCACTACGTCTTCCGGCTTTGCGATTTCAAAACCCTGCGCGGCGTGCACATCCACCCGGTAACCGTTCTCATAGAGGCGGTTTACCCAGCGAACGCTCATCGCGGGATTTTTGGCTTTAATGCCAAGGAAGTCGGGAGACGACAGTGGTTTTGCCACGATCTTCCCAATTCCCGGCGCGTTGACGGCAGGAACCGCCTGCGGTGCATCCGCAGGTTGAGGGGCTTCTGTCGCCGGCAGGTTTGCTCTTGTTACTGTTGGTGTTCTCAGATCAGGCATTGTGAATCTTCAACGACTTACGCCGTTTAATCCAGTCCTCGGGCTTCATCTTCAAAGCCCGCATCACTTTCTCCTCCTCAGGAGAAATCTTGTCGTCGGACGGTGGCTGCGTGATGCCGCTACCGCCGGGTGTGGCCGACTCGGCAAAAAAGGCGTCGCCTTGGCCCTGCGCCTCTTTGATTACCTCGTCCAGGTGCATCCCTTTTACAAAGGTGAATTGGTTAACCCACTCCTGTGGAAAGATGCGGCGTTCGGCTGGGATCTTCTCCATCAACTGCTGGACTTCGCCTTCGTATTTCTTCCAAAGGCGCCGGTTGACCACATCCTGTTTTTGCAAGAAATCAGCGGCGACCATCTTGGCCGTCAATGCGCCAGAAATGAGTGTAGCGGCAGCCAATGGCTGTGATGCACGATTGAATGCCGATTGCGGATCAGCTAGCCAGTCGGCAAGACCAGGTGCGCCTGGAGGCGGTTCATCACCTTTTGGCGGCGGTTCATCGCCTTTTGGAGGCGGAATGTTCTTGACTTTTTCCTGAAGCTCCGCTACCGTACTCTGCAACGAAGTCACCGAGCCTTCAGTGGTTTTGAGCTTCTCTTTTGTCTGAGTAAGCTCGGTTTCTAATTCGTTCGCCTTTTGTAGGCGCTTCGCAATTTCTTCCGCAGGAAGATCACGCAGTTCCGGCGGCAGCGCGTTTTTGTTCCAAAACGACATTTGTTTTCCCTTCTAAAAGTGATTGAATTTCCTTCTTCAAGTCGGAAATGGCAGAGACCACTTCTAGTTTTCCTTGGAGACGGAAAATTTCTTTTTCATCGTTCTCCTTACGGAGACGAAGTAGTAAATCCAACCCTACGTCTTGGATGGCATTTACCAAATCTTTGCCCTCTGGTTTATCCAAGAGTTGGAGCAGAGCGGTTGGATTCTTAACCCGTTTTGCTATATTAATCATTGCACCCCCGTTAGTGGCTGTTGCGGCGCGCCTTGTGGCGGCATCCCACCAGTCTGAGGCGGAGCCGTTTCCGGCTTAGGGATGAGCTTATCAATTTCACTAAAGCCGAAATGAAGAAGAACAATCTTCATAACTTCGTTCATGGAAATGATTGACTCACCCACATACTTCTGAATATTCGGCGGAACTCGTGGGTCTGCTGTTGCCTGGAGCATTTGTGTGATTTGTTGGTAATGGCGAGCCAGCAGTCCAGACAACATTAGATCATTCTGTTTTTCGACCTCACGGTTTACACTGGCGGTGCTTGAGGCAACTGGAATGATAATCTGTTTTTGCTCAAGCGCCTTCAACGCCAGTTCGATCTTTTCACCCATTTCACCGAAAGCATCTTTGCGGTCGCCCAAACCAGTCATGTTGTACTGACGACAGAGCATTCTGCCAAATTTGGTGACCGCGTAGCGCATGTCGGTGACGTTCAGATCGGTGCGGGTGTTGCCTTCTTGCAAAAGTGACAGCGTGCCCATCGCGCTGTAAACACCACGTTTGGTGTTGAAACCCGCGCCAGCGCCCTGAATTGGTCCGCTTACACCAGTGAGCTTTTCGGCAAGCTCAAGCGAGAGCCTCTCGGCTTCGATAGGAACCATTCCGACTTCACCAAGTGAGAATGCTTCGATTTCGCCTTCTGCGCCGGGAAGCATACAACTCGGGAAAATCCGATAACCTTGATGGAGTTTACTATCAGGGTCAACCCGGAAGCCCTTGGCATTGCAGACCGTTTGATTGTCCAGCCGCCCATTGTGAATGTTGGAGATCTCCTCCGTCATCGGCTCCAACATTTCACAAAATCCGTAACCGTGGAAGTTGTCATCACGGTAAAACAATCGCGCAGCGATGAACGGTTCTTCGGGATAGTACATATAATACGCCCGAAGAATGGTATTAGTCTTTTCGTGATACCACACGATGCAACGAACATTGTGCTTTCCGTCTATACGGAATTTAAACCAACATTCGTAAACATCCCACTCGGCCCAACCATATCCACTGGTTGTTTTTGCGCCCGAATCGGATTCCATTTGCTGTTGCACATAACGCGGGGACTGACGGTCAGGCTGACCAAGAACATCGGCAACAGCAGCAGGGTCGTAAACACCGCGGTATTTTCTGTCCTCAAGGTCTTCCCGGTGAAGATGGATAACGTGGTATTTGAAGCCAGAAGACTCGATTGTTTTGTCGGTGGGGGAAATTCCAAAATCCGTGAATGGAATTTTTTCCGGTCGCGGACCAGAGTAAACTGTGGTAGTAATATACTCGGGTTTTTTTGGATCCCCTAGCCCATCACCTGCCGGTAAAACTGAATCTTCAATTTCCCGCACGACGGGACTTTTGACAACTCCCGTACCGTAACGAATGGTTTCTCCAAACCATTCATGGTAAACTCGATATAAATCAAGCTCGCTTGGTTCAAACGCAACATAACCTAAAAACTGCTCAAGTGCAGGCGCTAGTCCTGATAATTCCTTTAACTGCTGCGCGGACGATATTACCTTACAATTCCACGGCGGCTGCGTCTTGACCACAGCAGACATAACACGAGCCAGAAGGGTATTACTATGTATAGCAATAATCGGTACAACCACATTCGAGGCGTTATGAAATGGAAATTCCCTGATTTCTTCTGCTGGCCGTGCCTCATAGTTACGCCGCCACTTCACGACCTTGTCGTGTATAGGTTTCAACCCGGTTCGGATGCTAAAAACCTTGTCGTGAAGATACCGCTTTAGACGGTTCTCAGCATCCGAACCCTTTTCCAACCGGATTGGTATTGGTTGAATCAACTTAGACCTTTGCCTTTGGGAAGGCGCCGCCGATCTTGTCGTTCCAGATCTTTTTTAGATCTTTGTGGTTCTTGAATGGAACCGTTGGCAGTGCGCCACCCACAGTTCCATCAGCCCTTGCCATGGCCGGCGCCGTACTGGTCGTCGGTAGATTGGCGATCACAACATTGATGACGGAATTGGCAATCGCCACCGCGGTCGTGATGTATTCGATAAGCTCGGGATTTTTCACCTTCACCACGCTAAGGACGGTGGAAAGGTTCGCCGTAATGGTATTTGCCACCGCCTGGATCTGTGTCGCAATGCCAGGCTTGCCGGCTGCCACTGACTGGTCGTACTGGTGTAGCAATGCGTCAAGTGTTGACAATCCAGACCCCACCTGGACCAGGATTGCTCCGGCTTCCGGGTTGGATGTCGAGAGAATCTGCTGTGCGGCAGAGACCACTTGTTCGGCGGTTTCAATGGTTTTGTAAACTTCAGGCTTGCAACCAACACTGGTCACACAAATGACCAATGCCAGCAGGACAGAGAGAGTTTTTCTCACTTTGTTTCTCCTTCAGAAGGTTTCGAACCGTTCCCATTTTGTATGAGTTTTAGAACGGCGGGATCTGTATTTTGGCGGAAACGCATAACCACGGCGCCTACAAGTGTTCCAGTCGCGGCGCTAAGGCACGAATCCGCAAGTTTTTCGTAATGCCAGTGGGCAAATAGCCCCGACGCACAAACAAAGAAAACAATCAAAAAACCAAGATGCAGGTCGGGGAAATGCTCTTTCATGAAATCGTTCATACGACCTCTAAATCCTCATCACCGCTCAACGCAATTTGTACTCTAATATCATGGTCTTCAATGACACAACCATGCGAAGCGGTGTGGTCTTTATTATCGCCGTGAATCAAGAAACCATCACGACCAAACATGTTATTTTCAGCCGCAGGAAAAAGGCGAATCACAGGAGCTTTTTTGCCTTCGTAATCAACCCACTGGCCGTTTTCAGTAATGACCTTCATTTTGTACTTGCCTTTCGGCAAGGGGCCAATACCATGAATTTCCTGCATCGCAGGATTGTTTTTGCCTTCGCCGAAGCCGGAGTAGCCGGTGTGGACAAATCGTCCATCATGCCAGAGGTCACCTTCGGATTGTAGCCAAGTCCACATTACGATAAAATATACGGCTTGTTGATAAGCTTCATTTGTTCGCGGTTAGCAAGCAAGAACCGCAAATCCTTATCGTAACTGTTGGGCGCTTTCAAAACCTGCGGAGCATACGCCCAAGCGTCGATCTGATCGCAATACTTGCCGCCACCTTCAGTCATTGTAAAGGTGGTCATTTCACCCAAAAAATCCTGGTGCATCACGATGCCGTTTTCGTTCTTGCGCATCCAGAAACGGCCGCTTTCAAGGATCGGAGCGATGACGTTATAAATACGCCATTTTTTCTTCTTTGAAACGGAACCGTCAGGAAGCTGAACTTCGCCTTTACATTCGACGATTTTCAGTTTCCACGGCTGAACTTTGTTCAAATGGGCCAAATGAAAAGCGGCAAATTTTTGTGCAGCTACGGTTTCGAACCCGACTTTGTTGAGGCGCCATTCAACCGCCATACGATACAATTGAGCAAAATACTGGTCATAGGAACAACCCATAGCCCAACTGTCAAGAAGATAATAATTACCTTCCGAGTCGAGGCCGACAACGACAATTGCATGACGGCAGCGACCAGAACCAGACTGGCCAGAATGGTTAGGGTCAGTGATAAGCGCCTTTGCAAGATGCGCAATCTTAATCTTCGGTCGAACGACTCCGTTAACGACTTCGGGGACAATGTATTTCTCGCCATTAATCTCCTTTATTGTAAAATGACGAATGTCCCTTTCTTTAAATTCGGAATCCTCTGGGGCGCAGGGGTTGTTGAGATACTGGCAAGAAAACATATACGCGCCAAGCTTCTGGCGAAGCTTTGCCAGTTTATCGAAGGAGAAGACACTGGGTAAGATTGGAACATCCGGCGGGTGCATCATACAGCACCCACCCAGAGCGGAGTGTGTAGTGACGTTGAACGATTTTTCGTGTTCCCGGATGTATGAATTGAGGTCTTGCCAGCCCCATCGATTTCCGATCACCAGCCTACGGCCAGAGAAATTCGGGTCATCGTGCTCAAAAAGCGGCTCAATCAACTGATGGAAATTGATCGTTTTCTCCATCACCGAAGGTGATTCAACCGCTTTTCTACCGACCAAGTCGTCCTCGAATATAATACCATTATAGTGCCGAGATTGTAACGCACCGCCTACGCCGATAAAATCAAACGTTCCTTCGCCGTGGGCTCCGCCCACACCGCCCTTCGGGCGTTTTACTTGTAGCGAATAGTTAGTCCAGGTACAACTTGAATCAGGTAATGTTTCCGGGAATTGCACTCGGTAAAGATCATTACTTTCATAGTGGTATCTGATTCTTGTACCGATTTTTGCCGCGTTCGTGATGTTCTCAGAGATGACGAGGTTTCGGGTATTCGGGTTATGTGCCCGGTGCATCCACGCGATAAAATCGTCGGAGTAACCAAGCGCATGGAACTCATCCTCGTCCTCTGTAGTGAATGGCAGAGCAGACCACATATTGAGACCTTCTGGGCCCATAGTGGTTTTGTAATGGTCACGGGGCCACTCGACTACATCTTCGATGTGATCGCGCTCAAAAAACAAACAAAGAGGCAAATGGAGTTCGTCGGTCAATTTTACCCTGCGCAGCGTGACCTTGACAAAATAGTACAACATACCAAGCGAATTGGTGCGATGCGCACGAATCTGCTTGGCTGCGTCCCAAGTCTGGTCAATCACTACGGGTTTAAATCTTTCAACCAACTTGCTTCCTTTTTTATTGCGCGCCTGGCGGCGCGCGACCCGTTTTTTATCCCGTGAGCATCTCCGGATTCATTGGTAAAGCATTGTGGGGCTGGATGCTCACTGGGCCAGGTTGTGAAAACGGGTCAGGAAAGCACAGAGCCTGGATTTGGGCGACAGCCCCACAATTTCGTTAAGGCTTCGCCGGCGGCTGTACAACCACGCCGCTGCCAGGTTTGGCCACCGCAGGCGTCAGCTTTGCTGCATTGGTACGTGAAACATCGCCGGCGGGCGGAACAGACGGATTCGCTTGCGCGCCGTTCGCTTCGCGTTTGGTAACAGTGACTGCCGCTTGTGCCTCTTTTTCAGTGAAACCGTGGCGAGAACGCAAATGGTAAATGGCGGTGTCGTAGGCGTCTTGTTCGGCGTTGCGCCCAATGCCAACGGCATTGTGACAATGTGCTTGCCAGCCACAGGCTGGATTTCCATTACAGAGCACATTCCAATCAAAACGATGCGGTTGTTCGAGTTGGGAAACAACTACTTTGTAGGAGAGATTTGTTAAAGGCATCAGTTTACACTCTTATCTGGTGGCATAACCACCGTCGGTGTTGAAACAGTTTTTGCCACCGCAGCAGCTTGTTGAAGCACGCTTTGTGGCAGCGAAGCCGCGGCGCCCTGCGTAGCAGGTAGGAACGTACCGTTTGGATCGTGATCCAGGATCTTGACAGCGGCCGTCACTGCCGTTTTCAAATCACGGCGCTGTAAAACAGCGTCCTGCAATGCCCGCATAGCGGCGGGAACTAAGGGCGCGAATGCGTCACGAAGTTCCTTCGTTTTACCGGCGAGAGCAATGTCAAGCTCTTGAATGTCACCGGCGACCAGCCGCTTTTCGATTTCCTGGTATTCAGCGAGAGCTACGATTTGGGAGAAATTCGACTGGCTAATCTGCAAAAGATCAGCGATGCTCTTATCGTTCATACCACTGAAAAGTCGCAGCCGCGCAATGCGCTCAAGTTTCAACTGAAGTTTGGGTTTGAGTGACATATACGCGGCTGCAAATCTCCCTTTAGTCTGCCGAACTAACGAAGTTAGTTTATCACGCCACGCGAAGCGTTGTCAAGATATTTTTTGGATTGTAAACAATGGGTGTTATGGGATTGTTATAACGAAGTTATGACTTCGTGGATGCCGTAAGTGTTTAACTGTTAAACAGTTGTGGCTAGAAGCGATAGCTGAAAATAACCGGAAAAATTTTTTGAGTTCCCTTTTGGCTCGCCGCGTAAGAATAGAAATTTTTGGGGCCTACTGCCGCGGACACTATATGTGTAACGCTCGAAAGTGGACGACACCTGTATCTGTGCTGAGCGTGAATACCGCGTAAGCGGTAACGACCAAAACGTGCAAGCGTTTACAACTGAACGGACGTAGTGTGATGCGTGTCTTCCGTGTTGCGCATAGGTTCGGTAACGAGTCGATGTGGAGTTCTCACGTGAAAAACGTAGCCGTAGCCGATGTGCGTAGCACGGACGACACGCAGAGCGTGGACGTACCAGAAGGGAAATTACCATGTCCAAACTTAACCTCACACTTGAAGTAAATCCGTCACCTGCTCTGGTCGCGTTGCTTATCGCGTACCAACAGAAGTACGAACCCCGTAAGTCCTTGCAATTCATCGCAGAGGAGTGCATCATGACGGGGCTCACCGCGAAGGACCGCTCCAAGCAGTATTCGGAGGAAACGCAGAACGCCCGCAAATTTCAGCAGGTGCTCGCGGATCATCCTGAATACATCACCGACCCTGTCAAGATGGCGGAGCTGGCAAAAAAGTTTCGCATCGGTGCGAGCAAAGGTGGAGACACCTTGGCAAAGACCGCACGCGGACTCATTGCTGAAGCGGAAGCGGATGCTGCTGCTGCGGAGGAGACTCTGCAAGCTGCGGAAGCAACTGCGTGATACCGTGAAGACACGTATCACACTGCGTCTGTTCTACCAAAAGGAGAATGCCAAATGACAGTGTTCATTTATGATTATCGCACTGGCGTGACAACCTACCGTGAATACGTTCGGTTCGGTAACGAATGGAAAGTAGTCGCAACCGGAATTGCCCGTCATGCGTAGCATAGCTGAAATAGTGGCTGATGCCTTAGCCGATGTCGCGGAGCGTGAACGCAAAGCGTCCGAACCTCAGATTGGTTACGAACGTCTAGGACACGTACCCGGTGGTAATCCCGACACCCGCTTCGTGCCACCGCCTCCGCAACCTGCGAAAGCGCGTGGCTACCATTATGTGTTCTGCACACACAATAAACCATATTGGCAAACCTGTTCCAAGTGTGGCAGAGATAAGGAACTTGCCCGCAGGAATGCCGATATTGTCCTAAAAGCCGTAGGCGGCGCCGCGTTCTTCACCAAGTAATTGGTGGAGAACGTAGTGCTGTCGTCAAAAGTGTGTGAGTGCGCGCACAAATTAAGCATCAAAAATCAACCACTCAATGAGTTGGGCAATAATCTGTTTTGGTTTTTTTTTTTTTTTTT